ATGTCCGCGTAGGACATGGTCTGGATCTCTGCTGCCGAGAAGTTCAGCTCAGCCGCAAGTCGCTTGGCCGCTTGCTTTTGCGTGGCCGGATTAAAGCTCGTCGTCTCGCACCAGAAAGTTGTAGCCGGTGGCCAGACGGTTGTAGTCCTTGTAGGTGAGGCCTTCCAGGTCTTTGACGTGGACCTCGGCGAGAGAGGCAAACAGGTTCAGTTCGCGCTGCTCGTCGTCGCCGTCAGAGGTTTTGGTCGAGTTACGGATATCGCGCACAGTCGGCGCACGCAGGGTGACGTGGTCCTGCTGGACGCCGTTGAGCTCGGCCGGGCTGGTGAGCGTTACGGTGACGCGGTCGGCTTCCAGCATGATGAACTTGGGCAGTGGCTTGGTCATGGATTGATACCTTGAAAAGGGAGTGAGAAAACGATGAAGGGATTACACGCCGAGGTCGCGGCGCTGGCTGGCCAGTTGGTCGACGCCGTTGATGACACGCTTCATGGCCATTGGATCGATCTCGTAGATGACCTCCCCGCCGACTTCCAGCTTGTAGTAGGTCAGGGCCACGGCGTGCTTGAGCTCGGCCTTGTCACCCGGCTTCCAGTCACCCATATCCAGCTCTTTCAGGGTGCCGCGCTGCGTGACAATCACCGACTTCGTTTCGCCCTTGTGGCCCTTGAACGAGCCCCGGAACGTACCGTTGAAGGCGCTACCGTCTGCCAGGCCGTAGAACTTCAGCGACTCTTTGCGCACACCGGTGGTGGTGAAATTGGACTCCATCTTCTCCATGCCCACGTCCATCTCGATGGGCATGTCCATACCGCCAGGGCGGTGCTCTTCCATCTTGAGGGTGAGCTTGGGCAGGGTCAGGCTGGGCACATCGCCCTGGAAGCTGACGCCGTCCACGAACAGATTCATGTTGGCCAGAATTTCGGGAATCATTGCCATGTGCTGCGCTCCTTACGCGACTTGATCGAGGACTTCGGTCAGCCACTGATTGGTGACTTCGATACGGAAATTCGGGTTCTCGGCCGGCGGAACGTCGGTGAAGCGGATGTTCCAGTACACCTTGCCCTGCTCCAGCTGGCTGGCCGTGTTGAGCACCGGGTCGGCATAGACTTCGAAGTTGATGATTGCGCCCTGGGCTTTGAGGTCGCGCATGAAGGCCTGCAGGCCTTCGGTCACATCGCGGATGTAGGTCGAGGTGATGCTCCGGTCCACCGCCCACTTGTGGCCGTACAGAATTGCGTCCATGACCATGTCCATGGTCCGCACGCGGGTGACGAACGCCCATTTCGAATCGCTCGACAACGTACGGTTGCCCCACAGGCGGAAGCCGTCGTCGCGGATGATGGTCGCGATATTGGCGTTGTTCAGCAGGTTGGCCCGGCACGTCTCGTCGCCGTCCAGGTACTCAATGGCACGGGTGGTACCGGTAATGCCGACGAACTCTTTGTTCGATGGCGACGACCAGAATCCGTACTCGCTGTCGGTGTAGGCAAACATGCCTGCTGCCCAGGCCGAGGCCGGGGCGTCTACGGTCGCGCTGGAAGTGGTGTCCCACATCTGTACGCCGGGGTCGACCATGTACAGGCGCTTGGAACCGAACAGCTTGGCGTAGGTGGTGGCCGCCTCGTCGGTGGTATTGGGGCCATCGATGATCGCTACGGCGCGCAGCTTGGCCGCAATCGAATCCATCGCGGTAGCCACGGCCTGGGTCGCGCTGTGCTTCGGCGCAATGATCAGGCGCGGCTGGGCGTTGAAACGGCTTTTGCCATCGAGCAGCGCCTGCAGGCCGGTCCGCTTACCGCTGGCCTGCACGCCGCCAATGATCGCTGAAGTCTGCGCGGCTGCGTCGGCGCCCTTGGCCACGCCCGTGGCGACGATCACCGCCTTGGAGCGTGCATAGATGGCCTGACAGGCCTTGGTGATGGCAGCGGCAGCGCCGAACGCGGCGACGGCCTCGCGCTCGTTGGTGATCAGCACTACGTCACCGGCCTTGGCCGTGACGGTCGCACCCTCGGTGAAGGTGTCGACCAGGCCAATGATCGAGGACGACGGCAGCGAGACGTTGCGCGCGCCCGTGTCGACGTTCGTTACGGTAACGCCGTGAAAGAATCCAGCCATGGGATAACTCCAAATGAAAGGGCCGCACGCGGCGGCCCAACAGAAACGAAAACGCCCCAAAATCGGGGCGCTCAAGGGAAATCGGGGAGAGGCTCAGACAACCCCGGGCACACTCGCGCGGATGGCGTTGATGGCCGAATCGGCCATGACCTCTGCCTCGGCATGACTGCCAGCCTTGAGCACCGTCTGCTTGCCTTTCAGCCGTGCCGCGCGGATCTGGCACAACGCGGTGCGCCAGGTCGCAGCCTCGCTCAGAATGCTTTCAGCGGCCTGCTGCGGGGTGACGCCCTCGGCGTCGACCGTGGCCTGTACGGTCAGCGGCACCTCACCCTCGAAGCCGGCGGCCTGAAAGGCTGTGGCCTCGCTCTCGGCCATTTCGTACTCGACCACCCGCAGCGCGTCACCGACCACACTGGCCCGCGCCTGATCGGCGGTCAGGTCAATCTGCTGGACAGCCACCTGCAGGGCTGCAGGCAGCGGCAGGGCCTCGAAGTTGAAGCCGTTGAAGACGGTGTCACCGTAGGTGATCGTCAGGTTTTGCTTTTGCATATGGGATCCTTACAGGGTGGCCAGGTTGGATACGACGTTGCCGAGAGTGTTGGACGCAGTGCCGCCCGCCACACCCATGACATAGCGGCCAGCAAAGCCGGACGGGGTGCTGGTCGAAATCACCTCGAGCACCACACCGTTTGCCGATCCGGGCATCAGGAACCCCACGAAATCGGCCGGCGCCTGCACATCGCAGGAATCCAGCTTCAGGGCCAGCATGGTGACAATCGAGGCGCTATAGGTCTTGATTACCGAGTTGGCCGAGCCCGACGGGGTCGGCACAATGCCGGCCGGGCTCGGCAACACCAGCGTCACATCGCGCAGGCCAAAAGAGCCCCAGCTTGGCAAGCCGATGCCGGACAGGTAAGACGAGGTGCCATCAGTCTGATAGGTCAGCGTCAGCTTGCGCTTCACGCCGGTGGTGTCGGTCATGATGTTGACCACACGCTGCGCCGCGACAATCGCCGTCGAATGCAGGTAGTCCGCCTGCAGGCGGATCAGGCAAGAACCACCCGCCGGGGTATTGGCAACGGCCTTGTCGATGGTTTTCAGCGGCGCAGCGGCCGTGCCGGCGGCGGTATCGTCGCCGGTCTGCTGGTTGACGTACCAGGTCCGTTCCAGGTTCGGCACGGCAGCGATGGCGAGGGCCACTGCCTGCTCAATGCCACCCTTCCGGGTTTTGAAGTAATCGAGCAAAGCATTGGTTTGCGTTACCAGGTTGGCAACATCGCTTTCGAGACTCATGGTTCTTAGGCTCCGTAGAGGTGTTGGACGAATTGAGATTGCAGGTAGATAACCGCCGAGGCGTTGGCAATTGCCGCACTCAGCAGGCCGTCATGGTCAGTGTCTTGGCGCAATTCGGCGGCCTTCATCCGGGCCAGCAAATTGGCTACCTGCTCGCCGGTGATTCGCTGCTGATCGGTTTGGCTGTCCAGCTGGTCCTGCTGTTTCAGGTCGCGGAACTGGGCAGCCACCTGGGCGGCGGCCAAAGCGGCCAAGGGCGCCGCCAAACTCAGATTGAGCCCGGCGCCGGTGCTATTGATGGTGACGCTATTGGCAGGCAGGGCCGCTAACGACAGGTCATAGGCCAGCAACAGGTCGATACCTGCCGCCTTGTAGGCGAGCACCTCAGTAGTGCTCGACCACACCGCGAATAGGGTTCCATCACTCAAGAGGAACCCGATTTCGCGCACATAGAACGCTGATTCACCGTCAGCGACAGCGGTCAGGTGCAACAGGGTGCTGGACAGCTTTTCGCCGCCGGCAATGGGGTACTTCGCCAACTGGCGGCCCAGCACGATCTGGTCGGCGCTGGGGGTATATGCCCGGTCCCCAAGCACCACATGGGTAATCTCGGCTGCCAGGCCGGTACGGGTAGCGTTGAACACTGCCGCCAGGCCGGTCTTGGTGATTACAGGCTGTAAAGCGGTACTCATAGAACTGCCTCCATCGTGCCGCGCACGACTACCAGGGTGCGGGCCGCACTGGCGAACCCGACTCCCGATTCAGAGTTGATTGGGGCGCATTGCACTTCGGCGCTACGGCGAGAAACGCCCAGCGCGGCAGTGGCATTGGCCAGCAACAGGGTTTGTGTCGAGGTGTCGACGGGAACCCCTTTGGCCTCCAGGGTGCGCCGCTGCAGTGCCAGACCCTGCGCGGCGTTACCCATAACGAGGCCGCCATCAAAGCGCGCGCCCAGCCGGAACTCGTAGTGGCTGCGCTCGTTCTTCGCCGCGTCGACCAGGGCACGCAGGCGCGCGCCCAGCTCGGGCGAGATGATCGAGCCCTCACCCGCCCGGTTTTCGTTCGCCCAGGCCGTGACCTGGAACGTGTACGGTGCGGCGTTCGGGATCTGGTGCCATTCCTTGAACTCCGCGTTGACCCGCACCGCCCTCAGCACCCGCCGGATTGCGCCGACAGTGCCCTTGGTCTTGTGAACCGGGATCGCCTCGCGGTTCAACTGGCGCCGCTGGTCGTCGGTGTAAGCGGCTTCCCAGCCCTCGACCTTGAGCGCCCATCCCAGCCAGGGCAGGAAGTTGGGCGGGCAACGCGCCGAGTCGGCCACGCCCCGGATGATTTCCGGGTCCACGCCCAGCTCGCCGGCGCGCTCCAGCGAGCGCTCCAGCAGCGTGGCGTTATGCGGTAGCAGGCTCATGTGACCACCTTGGTGGTCAGGGCAATGGATGTGGCACGCGGGTAATGCCGCTTGTCACACACCACCCCTTCCACCGGCTTGGCCAGGTCGACGCGGCTAATCCCCGTTACGTGTAACGCCGCGTAGATGGCCGAAACGGGCAGCTGCCCCTCAAGGCGGCGAGCATCGGCAATGGCGGCATCCAGGCTTTTCCGCGCCGCCGCCAGGACAACGTCAGGGTCTGGCCCGTCCTCTACCCACAGCACCGCCTCCACCTTGAAGTCGGTCGGGATACCGCCCTGCACACGCGGCCTGTCGGTCACTGGCCGCACATCCTCGGCCGACAACGCCTTGAGGACAGTGGCCACCAGCTGGGCCTCGGGTACGGTGCTGGTCGGCCTTGCCAGTGCCGCCAGCGACACGTCGCCGGGCAGCGGGTTGGCTAGGCCGGCGTCGTAGTCACAGACCACGACAATGGCCCCGGCGGGCAGCTGCGCTTTAACCGCGGCTGGCACCGGCACCCCGGAAAACCGGGGCGAATCGACCGAAACGTGCACCAGCTCGGCCGACGAACTCAGCGCGTGATACTCATACGCGCCGCTGCTGCCAGCGGCCGACAGCGCCTCTAGCGACAACCGCGTGCGGTAGCGCAGCGCCTCGTCACTTTCCATCAGCGCTGTAACCGGCGGCACCGCGTCAGGATCTGCTGCCCGGATGGTCAGCCGTTGCACGCCGTAATCGGCGGCGCGGTTGTCCAGGTCGGCGCCCTTGGCGTAGGCCAGCAAGCTGGCCTTGGCCGCCGCGTTGACGCGGGCACGCACCATAAGCTCACGGTAGGCCATGACTTCCATCAGCTTGACCACCGGATCGGACTCCAGAACAGCGGTCCACTGGTCGCCCATATGGGCGCGGAAGATGCCTAGCACCTCCTGATACAGCGTCTCGAAACCCAGGGTTTCCACCACATCGGGCGGGGGCAGCAAAGACAGGTCAATCATGCACTCACCTCCACGACGGCCGAGTTGCCCAGGTACTTGCCTGTCAGCTGCAGGCCTATCTGGCCGTCGAGCACCGACACGACCTTGACCCGCTCCAGCTGCAGGCGCGGCTCCCAGCGACCCAGCGCGCGGGCCACCTCGGCCTGTACCGCGCTTTTCCAGCCCTCGTTAACCGGCAGGTCGACAAAGCGGCGCAGGTTGCAGCCGTAGTCCGGCCGCATGCGCCGGCTGCCCAAGGGGGTGGTCAGAATGTCCCCAATCGACTGTTTCAGATGATCGAGGCCGGTGGATTGCTGGCCGGTCATGCGGTCCAGGCCAATCATGCTTAGCCGTCCAGCTGCTGCAGGTCGGCATGGCCACCCAGGAACGCCAGCGCTTCGGCGTCGTCAGCCTGGACGGTCACGCGGCCGGCCAGCACCTTGAACTCGCGCAGGTCGTCACCGGCCTGCAGGAACAGTGAGCGCGAGGTGAAGGCGCGGTCGATGAAAGTCACGGCGGGCGGCGCAGTCTCCACAACGGCGCCGTCGGCACCCGATACAACGGCGGATTCGTCCGCACTCGCTGCCGCGTCAGTCGCGGCGGTTTTCTTAGCTGCCATAAGTGATGCTCCAGAAAAGACAA